AAAATGCGGAACATCTGGCGGTGGTGGCAATATGCGAAGATATCATTTTGATAGATGTAAAAAATGAAAGTAAGCGACAAGGCACTTAAAACCATAATTCACCATGAGGGTGTTAGATATAAGCCATATCTTTGCCCTGCTGGTTTATGGACTGTCGGAGTTGGCCATGTTTTATATCCTAAACAGGGACTATTGCCAGTGGCTCAAAGAGGTTCTATAGGGCTGCGTGTTGAGGACTTTAGACAGTTTACTAAGGATGAGGTAAATGCGATTCTTAAGGCAGATTTGCAGCGTTTTGAGCGAGGTGTACTACGTTATTGTCCTATTATTGCTACTCAAGGGCAATTCGATGCTCTCGTCTCTTTTAGCTTTAATGTAGGATTGGGAACATTACAACGCAGCACATTGCGCCAAAAACACAATCGTGGTGACTTTGAGGGTGCTGGTAGTGAATTCATGAAATATACACGAGGCGGTGGTAAGGTTCTCAAGGGTTTAGTTAATCGTCGTAAAGATGAAAGATCAATGTATGGCTACTAAAAAAATACCTGCTGACTGTATGCCAATGTGCCAAAGTTGTTCATTTTTTGAACGTGAGAAAAATGAGGATGTTGGTATTTGTAGACGGTTTCCACCTAAGACAATCTATCTAGGTGACGATGAGTTTGATAGCTTTTTTCCTATTACGTCTGTTACCGAATGGTGCGGTGAATTTAAAAGGCAGGTGTCATAATGACTCACCACGTAACAGATGAGGAGTTCATAGCGGCATGGAACTCATGCGGATCAGTCACTAAGGTAGCTGATATTCTAGGCATTAATCACAGATTCGTTAATCGCAAGCGTAGAGACATCGAAAAGCGGCAAGGTATCCAATTGCTTGCTACTGCTAAAAACAGCCCTGATTTCAATATAACTTTGCCAGCTAACGGAGTTCGAGTTAATGTTGGATTGGAATCAGGCGTTGTTATCGTTGGCTCAGACGCTCATTATTGGCCAGGAATTATCTCTACGGCTCACAGAGCCTTTGTAGTAGCTGTTAAAGAGCTAAGTCCTAAGATTGTTATTATGAATGGTGACGCGTTTGACGGGGCTAATATCTCTCGTCATCCTCGCACTGGTTGGGAAGCCAGACCTAGCGTTAAGCAAGAACTAGAGGCTTGCAGAGATCGTATCTGTGAGGTCGAGGATGCTTCTGGTAATGCCAAACTGCACTGGACTTGGGGTAATCACGACATCCGTTGGAATAGCCGATTATCCTCACAGGCGCCAGAGTTTGAGGGCATCCACGGCATGAACTTGACGGATCACTTCCCACGCTGGAAGTTCTCAACTTCGGTGATGATAAATGACCATACTCAGATCAAGCACAGGAATTACAACGGAGTTCACGCTGCTTATAACGCTGTTGTTAAGTCTGGCGTGTCTACAGTCAATGGTCATCTACACTCTCTTAAAGTCACTCCCTGGACTGATCTGACAGGCACTCGCTACGGTGTCGATACAGGCTCTCTAGCCGACGTATGGGGCGCTCAATTTGAGTATACAGAGGACGGTACTAGAAACCACAGAAGCGGCTTTGTGGTGCTGACATTCTACGAAGGCAAGTTACTGCCTCCGGAGATGTTAGAGGTCATTGATGAGGATAAAGGTCTTGTGTGTTTTCGAGGGCAGGTGATCGCGGTTTAATCCAGCTCGACGTCCAATCTGCTTTGACCGGCATAAGTCTGGCCCTGCGTTTAGCTAAATGCAGGTCTTTCTTATCTAAATCCTGATTAAGTCTATTCCTAGCTATTTGCGCTCTCTCCTTTGATGTAAGAGGCGCAGGTCTTGCTGCATCGTTATAGTTGCCAATGCAAAACACAGGCACATAGACCTCTTTTATATCTTTCTGCTCTTTTATCCAGCTATCAATGTAGACGAGCTTAATCTTGCGTAAATGCTTGATGTAACCTTTCATCCATTTGTTTGAGATAAAGAACTGCTTTTCTATCTCCGTGTACGTTGATGGTGTCTCAAGAATTTTGAGCAACTTAGCCATCCTTATTTCTGATGGCTTTGTGTTGTATTTCATCTCATTCATCTTTGACGAATACTCCATTGCAATTTAGGAAACCTTTGCGATCTTTAATTTCTGCATAGGCATCTTGCAAACAATGAACGATAGATATGTCTTTAATGGCGCAGTAGATTATTAACGTCACCAATACATCGCCGACACCATCTCTAATTGCCATTGGATCGTCTTTGATCTCAGCGTCGCATAGCTCACCTAGCTCGCTAACTGTTTTCATGAGTTGAGTGCTGGCTTCGGCATTGGGAATAATTCCGCGAGCTTCTGCCCATCGAACAATATCAAGCTCCAATGAATTAAACGTCATTTGCATATCCTTTTCTTTGCATCTCTAAAGTTAGACTCAAACATCCAACCTACACATTGTTTATCAATATCGGGTGATGTTACTGACGCGACACCTTCAGTAAATCCGCGATGATATTCGTTTTGCATCCTATTCATTACACCTAAGCCAATGCCAGGTATAGACGCAACAACGACAATTAAGATCATTCCCCAGCGCATAGCTGCCTAATCTTTTTAACATCAATACCAAAAGTCTCATGTACGCGCAGGATGATTTCTGCTGATGGGACGATCTTCTTATTGCGAATCTTTGACAGCGTAGAGATACCGATCTTCATGTGTAGAGCAATAGCACGATCATTTTTGAAACCGTGGTTTTTAATTAAGTAGTCAAGTAGTTCCATTTTTATCCTTTATAAGTAGTGCAGGGTCACCAGTTCGAGAAAACATGAAGGAGAATCTGGCCCCTGCTGCCGGTGTTACTCGCCACTACCGGCTAGGCGTGCAAACATCAAAAAGGCACGTCGGAAATATCGTCATCCGTAAACTTTTCCTGCTTTACTGCTGATTTTGCTTCCTTCAACTTAAATGAGCAGCTCATAAACTTGCCAGACTTACCTTCTTTGAGCCAGGCTGATACATAGACTGCGTTACCGTTTAAGTCTTTGCCATCGCCTGAGTAGTCAGGATGATTGTCTGATTGCTTTTGTTGATTTTTGAAAAGTGAGAAGCTGCCTGGTTTTGGATCGTATGCCATGATTTACCTTTATCGTGTGGTGAACTTCTTAATTGCACTGCGTTGCTTGCTGTCTAACAAACTCCATAATGCCGTTTTTTGGTCAGCATCTAAATCTATTTCATTTAAAAACTGCACTGCTCCAGCTATATCACTTTTATTTAACAAACTAATTACTTCTACGCCAATACTACGGATAGTCTCTTGATCTTCTGCCGACATGGATTGAAATACATCAACTGTAATTGGTTTAGCTGACACAGGCTCGCTAGAATCAATTGCATCGTGTTCGACTATCTCAAGTGCTGTGACGTATAAGTAACGGCGGCTATAGGTCTCTACGGCCCCTAAATTCTGGATAGGGTGGCAACCTTTGAGCTGCGCTTCTGCCATTGGGCTAGTAAACGTCACGCAACCACCATTCTCAGTATCAATAATGCGTAGAGTAGCCAGCTCAGTACCAAACGATACTACAGGGCAAAGTTTTAACTCAAAGAAAATTGACTGAATGGCTGGCAGGAAATCACCAAGCTCAAAATATTTATATCCTGCAAATTTATTGTGGCCTGATTTTTTTAACTCTGTGTGCTGCAATCTGATACGTGCTTTTTGCAGTTTTTCGTAGACTAGCCATTGTTGCTGTTCTTCTTGCTCTTGTTGTTGGCGCATGATTATTTACCTTTATTTGAATTTTTTAACGATGACAGTATTGAGTGTCCGAAGGTTCGATACAGTTTGAACTTCTTGAGCCTTAATCTGCTCCTTGCGTATTCTGTCAAAAGTTTTCTGTATATTTGTCTTGCTAGAGTGAACATATTTAAACCTTGGGTCTAAGATTGATTTTGTGTCGTTCATTTCTCTTCTTATTGAATGTAAGAAACTAAAAGATACCCTGCAATCAATAAAACTGCAATCACTTTTGGGTGTCTTGCAAGCCAATCGTCAGTAGCTAGTAGTTTCATTGTTGTTCTTCTTTCATTTTTAAAAAGTTAGCTGTAGTGTATGGGACGCCGATAATTGTTGCTTTGCGTTGGACATCCCATAAGTGATTAAGAAACTGTCCTAAATGATTAAACTCAGTGCCTAGCTCCTCATTGATCTGATCCAGAGCTATTGCCATTCCTGCCTCAATTCCTTCAGAGTAAGTCACTTTTCATTCCTCCAAAAAACCATTTATCAAATTTTGCGTTATCTTCTGACTCTTTTTTATCTCTCGCTGCTACCCAAAGTGCATCTGCTTCATCTTCTTGATACGCTGCCAGGCAAACTAACAGGTCATCTAGTTCTTCAATCATCTCTGTCTCCGTCGTTGGTATAACTGAACTATAGCGATATAAGTTATTCGCTGCAAGAAATACTTTTCTATGAATATTTGTTCATCGATAGAAACAATCAATGACACAAAACTAGGAATAGCTGCATAATTAAATCCAGCAACAAACGGAGATTTTTATGAGTTTATGGCGCAAAAGGAGAAAAAAAATGCAAGAATTAGCTAGATGTTCGGATTGTGGCTGGATCGGTGACGCAGAAGATGTAGAGACAGGTATTTGCGATATGGTGTTTGCTGATCCTGTTGATATTTGCCCTGAATGTGGAAATCCAGATTGCATAGCACCATACGAGGAGACTAAATAATGGACTTACCAAAGAAAGATAGTCGCAGATACCAAATTTGTGTGGCTTTTGCTAATTCTGGCACGATGACATTACATAGCGTAGTAGAGGAATACGGTCTATTTGGCTTTAGAGACAAGAAGCGGCTTTCATCTGAGATGAACTACTTATGCACTACTGGCTGCATTAAGAAGCTCAAAGAGGCTTATATGCCTACCTATGAGCTACGTCTGGCTGTACAGTCGTTTGATAAGCCTGGTCTGGTTAAACCACGAGAAGCAGTCCCATTTCGGGAGTTGTCTGACAAGTTTATGTTGCCAAAGATTAGCCCACGAGGTGATCCACTCAGGGAAATTTCATACATTGGTTTAGGAGCAAGCATTGCAGATCATGTCTACCGCTTCTAAAAAGCCGATTCCTGACTATGTTTTTAAACAAAAAGCGTGTCCAGGATGCAAGAGAACTAGATCAGAAAAGAGCTTTGATGGTGGTAATTTATGCAGGATTTGCGTACTTAGAAAAGTTCAGATATAGTAGTGCATGCCTTGGTCGGCACAAAAAACGCGTAGGGATTCACATGCACAATGGCCGGTTTATTCGTTCCGGTTCGACCAACTCTGAAAAGAGATTGTGCAGGTGAATCCCTTTTTTTATGGGAAAAACAAATGAGTAATCTTCTTTTTGACGAATATCCACTAATAATAATTCCATCTTTAGCGCAAAGAATTGGGCTTGGTGAGGCAATTATTGTGCAGCAAATACATTACTGGGTGCAACGTAAGCAACGCGATGATGATGGATTTCATTGGGTCTATAACACGATACAAGAATGGCAAAAGCAATTTCCATTTTGGAGTGAAAATACAATTGCTACGTACCTAAAAAACCTTCGAGATTCAAAAATAGTTATTGCTGAAATGAAATCAAAAAACACTTTTGATAAGACGCTTTACTATCGAATTGACTACGAAACTCTTGGTGCATCGATACCCCAGAAATTGGGTAATCGAAAGACCAAGAATAGTGGACTCTCTAATACAGAGACTACCAGAGACTACTTTGAGGAATTTTTTTCTGTTTATCCTAAAAAAGCAGGAAAAGCACAAGCTCAGAAAGCCTGGAAAAATATTGAACTTAGTGATGAGTTATTTGAAAAAATCATTAAATCTATAAAAACTCAAGAATTAGAAAAAAGGGAAGTTAAATTTATTCCTGAACCAGCTACTTGGTTAAATGGACGTAGATGGGAAGATCAGACTGAGATATTGCAGAAAAAACATCAGTGGTGGAAATGATGAGCTTAGACAATCTTATCGGTAGGTTATCTAAGGTCAGAGGAAAGAACGGTTCTTATACCGCTTGTTGTCCAGCTCATGACGATAAACATCCATCTCTAGCGATTAGAGAACTTGATGATGGCCGAATTCTATTGAAATGCTTTTCTGGTTGCTCAGTCTCAGAAATTTGTGGCGCTGTCGGCATTGATCTGTCAGAGTTATTCCCCCCTGACGATAATTTTAGACAAATAGCTTCCCCTGTAAAAAAACCTTTCTACGCTGCTGATCTTATCAAGTTATTAGCGTTTGAAGCTATGGTTGTTGGGGTTGCTGCTAATTCGTTGGCTAACGGTAACGCTTTAAGTCAGATTGATCTTGATCGAATGAAAGTTGCTCAAATGAGAATTATGGAAGTAGTGGGGTATATCAATGATTGAGCAGATAGCGGAAAGGCTTGATGAGGCTAGAAAGCTGAGATTGATTAAGCCTCAAGATATTGACATTGATAAATATCTGAAGAACACTGACGTATCAGCCAAGGTGAAATCCGTGTCTGTTTACATGGATGGCGTAGTTGATGGGCTGATTAATCCTAGCTCAGATGATATATGCCCCATGCCGTGGCCTATAACGCACCAGGACTTTAATTTCAGGCTAGGTGAGGTGACGGTATATGCTGGCTCAAACGGAGGCGGCAAGAGCCTTATAACGGGCTTAATAGGCCTTCATTTGATAAAGCTAGGTAAACGGGTTTGCATTGCATCGTTTGAGATGAAACCGCAGACCACAATTTTGCGGATGATGCGTCAATTTTGTGGTGAGAATTTAAACGATCCTTTGGTGAACGATAGAAATAACTATGTAAAGAGCATAGGTCATAGATTTTTATCATTTGCTTCTGAGAATTGTTTTATCTACGATCAACAAGGTAGCACCACGCCACAGATGACGATAGCAATGGCTAGGTATTGCGCTGTTGAATTAGGAATACAGCATATTTTTATCGATAGTTTGATGAAATGTGTAATGTCTGAGGATGATCTGAACGAGCAAAAATCATTCGTAAACGAATTGTGTGCGGTTGCTAGAGATCATAACGTGCATATTCACTTAGTTCACCATATTCGTAAGCTGCAAAGCGAGGAAGTACAGCCTGGTAAAAATGATTTGAAAGGATCAGGTTCTATTGCTGACCAGGTTGACAATGTATTTTTGGTCTGGAGAAATAAAAAGAAAGAAAACAATCGGCGTAATGGTATGCAATACGAAGAATCCGATCCAGATACTTTTCTAATGTGCCAAAAGCAGCGTAACGGTGAGGCTGAGGAATTTTACGGATTGTTTTATCACCACAATAGTCAGCAATTTATTGAGAAGTTAGGTGGTCAGCCATTTGACTTTGATAATAAAGGACGGTTTCGTGCATGAGTTTTTTGAAGAAGAACGTCATAGATGTGAAGTCAGGCAAGTAATCAAGTGGCGAGTGCAAGACAGAAACAAAGCAATGGAGTACCTGCAAGCAGTAGCAAAGAAAAGAGGCCAGGAATCAGCAGACAGGTTAAGGAAAGATTCTGCTGAACAATGGGAACGTAAGAACAGAGGATTGGAGGGGGATTGGAAATGAATGATAATCAAAAAGTTTATGATGCAATGTTAATAAAAGCATTTAGGGCAGATGTGACATTGGGTAAATTATGGTATTGGCTTAAACCATATAATATAAATC